CTTACAAACAAGTTTTACAAAAAGTAGCAACAGGAAACATAGTAGCAAACGCAACTTGTGACTTTACAGCTTCTGGAACTGTAACACTAACAGAAAGAGTTTTAACAACAGAAGAATTTCAAGTAAACATTCAACTTTGCAAGGCTGACTTAGAGCAATCTTGGCAATCAATTGAAATGGGTTATTCATCTTTTACAAAATTACCGAAGTCTTTTGCAGACTTTTTAATTGCTCACGTTTCAGCAAAAGTAGCAGCTAAATTAGAAACTACAATTTGGAGCGGAACTAACGCAACAGCAGGAGAATTTGACGGATTTAGAGCGTTGTTATTAGCAGACTCAGACGTAATTGACGTTGCTAAAGTTGTTGGTGGTATTACATCAGCTAACGTAGTAGCAGAAATTGGTAGAGTAGTTGATGCTATTCCTGCAAGTCTTTACGGAAACGAAGGTTTAAGAATTTATGTATCTCAAGCTATTGCAAAATCTTACGTTCGTGCATTAGGTGGTTTTGGTGCTTCAGGTTTAGGAGCAAACGGAACAAACCAACAAGGTACACAATGGTACACAAACGGTTCACTTTCGTTTGACGGAATTCCAATCTTCATGGCTAACGGAATGACGGCAACGGATATGATTGCAACAACAGTTGATAACCTTTATTTTGGTTGCGGTTTGGAAACGGACAAGGCACTTGTGAAGGTTATTGATTTAGCTGATATTGACGGTTCGCAAAATGTACGTGTAATTATGCGTTACAACGGAGCTGTTCAACACGGTATTGGTTCAGACGTAGTTCTTTATTCATAACATTAAATAAAAAGCGTAGGTAACTGCGCTTTATTTTATTCACATAAAAACATAAACAAAATGGCTTGTGCAACAATAACACACGGACGAGTAGAAGACTGTACCACAGGAGTGGGTGGATTAAAAGCCATCTATATAATTAATAACGGTCTTATAACAGGTGTAACATACGGAGCAACTGATTTATCAGACCAAATAACAGCAATAGCACTTACACCTGCAACATCAACTATTTATAAATTTGATTTAAAAGGTGCTAATACATTTGAGCAAACAATAACAAGTTCACGCGAAAACGGAACAACATTTGTTGAGCAAACTTTAAGTTTTACGCTAAAAGGTTTAGACGCAGTTACTACAAAACAAATGAAACTTCTTGCTTTTGGAAGACCAAATGTTTTAGTACAAACTAATTCAAATAAATTCTTTTTAGCAGGTTTAGAAAACGGTATGGATGTAACAACAGGTGTACTTACAAACGGAAATGCGTATGGTGATTTTAACGGATATACAATGACTTTGGTTGCGATGGAGCAAATTCCTGCAAACCACGTAAATATTTCTTCACCTTATGGAAATGCTGCAATTTCATCAGTAGTAGGACCTGCTTGTGTAATTGCAAATATTTAAAAATTAAAAAAATTATTTTTAAAGCCGTTCTTCACAGTTCGGCTTTTTTTTTGTCTTAAAAAAAGAACAAAAACACGAATATTTAATTATACTAATATGATAGTATTAACACCTTCAGGAAGTCCACAAACATTTAGTTTTATTCCACGTGACAATACGTTTAATGTTTTAGAACTAACGGACGAACAAACAAACGTAACAACGCCTGTAGCGATTACTTCAAGAACTGTTGGAGACTACATTTATACAATTACAGCAACCTTTGGTTTAGTAGAAGGACATTTTTACAATTTAGTTTTAAGAGTAGGTACAACCATTATATTTAAAGACCGTGTTTTTTGCACGGCACAACCATTAGTTACATTTTCGGTTAACAATAACCAATATGTAAGTAATACAACAACAAATGATTTTATAGTATATGAATAATTTACACGTTTTAAATTTGTCGGCTTATACGTCACCTGTTATTTCGGAAACAAACCGAGAAAATTGGGTTGACTTTTTAACTGAAGACGGAGACCAATACTTTCAATTCTTAATTGAGAGATATTCTAATTCAACAACGAATAACGCTATTATAAACAACGTAGCACGATTAATATACGGAAAAGGTTTAAGCGCATTAGACGCTAATAAAAAGCCGAATGAGTACGCGCAAATGATGTCTTTATTTCACAAAGAAGACGTTAGAAAAATGGTTCTTGATAGGAAAATGTTTGGACAATTTGCTATTCAAGTACACTACAACGACAAGCACGACAAAATATTAAAAGCATATCATATTCCTGTTAACCTTTTAAGAGCTGAAAAATGCGACAAAGACGGAAACATAACAGGTTATTATTATTCGGACAATTGGGACGATACTAAAAAGTTTGCACCAATTAGGTTTAACGCTTTTGGATATAGCAAAGACAAAATAGAAATACTTTATTCAAAACCATATTCAGTTGGAATGAAATATTACGCTTATCCTGACTATCAAGGTGCTGTTCCTTATACACTTTTAGAAGAAGAAGTTGCAGACTACTTAATTAACGAAGTACAAAACGGATTTAGCGGTACTAAAGTTGTAAATTTTAATAACGGAATACCAACGGACGAACAGCAAAGTATTATTTCAAATAAAGTTTTAAGCAAGTTAACAGGTTCACGCGGACAAAAAGTAATTGTAGCTTTTAACAACAACGCTGAAAGTAAAACAACAGTTGACGATATACCGTTAAATGACGCGGCAGACCAGTACACGTATTTAAGCGAAGAATGTTTACGCAAGATTATGTTAGGACACAACATAACTTCACCTTTATTATTTGGAGTTGCTTCAACAAATGGCTTTTCAAGTAACGCAGAAGAACTTAAAAATTCAAGCATACTTTTTGACAATATGGTTATAAGACCGTTTCAAGAAGAATTATTAGACGCTTTTGATAGCATATTAGCTTACAACGGAGTTGCTTTAAAGTTATTCTTTAAGACTTTACAACCACTTGAGTTTACGGACTTGGAAAACACGCAGAACGAAGAACAAGTTGCTGAAGAAACAGGAACGGAATTAAGCGCACACACAAATCCTTTAATTGATTTAGGCGAAGAACCACAAGACAATTGGTTATTAATAGACGAAAAAGAAGTTGACTACGACACAGATGACGAAGAAAACGAGTTGTTGAGTAAAGAACCAAAACAAAGTTTATTAAACAAAATTGTAAACTTGGTTAGTACAGGAGAAGCAAGACCAAACATAACAAGTAGACAAGACAAAACTATTGACGGAGTAAAGTTTGTTGTTCGTTATAAATACGAAGGCGAAGTAACGGACAATCCACGTGAATTTTGTACACAAATGGTAAAAGCAAATAAAATCTATAGAAAAGAAGATATTTTAAATATGAGTACACAAGTTGTTAACGCAGGTTGGGGTGCAAAAGGTGCTGACACGTATTCTATTTGGTTATACAAAGGCGGTGGAAATTGTCATCACCGTTGGAACAAACAAGTTTATGCAGTCTTTGAAGGAACAGGATTAAACATAACCGCAAACACGAAAAAATTAGCACAAGCAAAAGCCGCTAAATTTGGTTATGTAGTTACTAATCCAAGTTTAGTTGCACAACGTCCAATTGATATGCCTAACAAAGGGTTTTTACCTACAAATAAAAAAGAGAATTAATGGCAGACGCACTTTTAGTCACAAGACAAGATTTAGTTAAATTTACTTCGTTAAACGGAAACGTAGACACGGACAATTTTATACAATACATCAAGATTGCACAAGATACAGACTTGCAAAATTTCACCGGTACGAAGCTATTAGACAAGATAAAAGCGGACATCATAGCAAATACATTAAGTGGAAATTATTTAACGCTTACAACCGTTTATTTAAAGCCGATGCTTATTCATTTAGCAATGAAATATTATTTGCCGTTCGCAGCTTACACGATTTCAAACAAAGGTGTTTACAAACACAATTCTGAAAATTCAACAAGCGTAGAAAAAAACGAAATAGACTTTTTAATTGAAAAGGAAACACAAATAGCACAACACTACACACAACGTTTTATTGACTACATAAGCAACAACACAAATTTGTTTCCTGAATACAACACAAATTCAACAAGTGATATGTTTCCGGACACAAACAATAATTATACAGGGTGGTACATTTAAGAACATACAAACCAAAGGAAGTTAATATCGTAAAGTTAAAGACTTACCTAAACACTATAAAAAATGGGAAGTAGTTGGGGTTCTTTACCTTCGAGAACAAGTCCAAAAGGCGGTCAACGTGGTTGCCTATGTAAAGACGGAAAAAGCTATTCAATAAAGTGTTGTAACGGAAGTTTAAGCGCTCAAGGAATAGGTAATATAACAGGAACAGCTGCACCAATAATTATACCAAGTGCATACAGAATAACAGAAATAAGCGACCAAAGAATAACAGAAAACAACGACAAAAGAGTAACACAATAAATAAAATAAAATGGCAGATATAAAAATTAGTCAATTAACCGCAAAAGGTTCAGCAATAGCAAATACTGATTTAATAGAAATTAGTGAAAGTGACGGAGCAGGTGGTTATGTAACAAAGTCGGTAACAGGTGCAAATATTTTGTCTTCAAAGCAAGACACTTTAATAAGTGGTACAAACATAAAAACCATTAATTCAACTACAATATTAGGTAGCGGTGACTTAACAGTACAACCTACTTTAGTAAGTGGCACAAACATAAAAACGATAAATAGTAATTCGATTTTAGGTAGTGGCGATTTAGTAATAACCGGTGGTGTATCTTCAGTTTCAGCAACAACACCTGTAGTCGCAACAGGAACGACAACACCTGTTATTAGTTTAGCTTCAAATTATGGAGACACTCAAAATCCGTATGCTTCAAAGACTGCAAATAATATTTTAGCCGCACCAAACGGAAGTTCAGGAGTACCTACATTTAGAGCTATTGTAAGCGCAGATATTCCTACACTTAACCAAAACACAACAGGCACAGCAGACAACGTTACAGGCATTGTAGCAGTAGCGAATGGTGGCACAGGCACAGCCACTCCAAGTTTGGTAGCAGGAACTAATGTAACTATTACAGGGACTTTCCCTAATCAGACTATTAATTCTTCAGGTGGTGGTGGTGGTAGTACAGGTTTACAATCAGCGGTTTATAGTTCTTTATTTAATTTTCGAACATCAAACTCACTAACTGCTGGCTCTGCTACAATTCATACTCTTTCAAGTGCTAGTATGCAATACGCTCCTTATATACCAAACACAACTTTTACTTGTGTAGAGTTCGCTATTAATGTACTAACTTTACAAGCAACAGGATTAGCAAGGATTTGTGTTTATTCTTCAAGTAACAATCAACCTACTAATTTATTATACAGTAGTACTGATTTAGATTGTTCAACACTAGGTACAAAAAGTGTTATATCTTCTTTTGTTTTTACACAAGGAACAATTTATTGGTTAGGTATTCAAACAAATGTCAATAATATTTCATTTACAGGATTAAACGCCACATCTTCTATACCATTATCTTGTAGTACTACGGGTACTCAACATACTTCTTGGTCTCAAACTGGACTTACATACGCAAGTGGGGCGCCAAGTGTAGCAAATCCAAATGCTTTTAATATTGGTAGTTTAATCCAAATATCAATGAAAAAATAATAAAATTATGGCACAATTAAGAAACGAAATTTATGATGAGAATGGACTTGTAAAAGTCGAGTTTATTAAAGTAGAAAGTCCTACTCAAGAAGAACTAATACAAGAAAAAGAAGCACAGCTTTTAGCTATGTATGAAGAGTTGAAAGCTCTTAAAGGAGAATAGATGAAAAGTAACTATTTAGCAAGTCTTTATTTTATTGCGGGTTTTTTAACTTCGTTTTCTTTGATTTGTCAAGGCACAGAACCCTACATTAATTTGGCTGGAGTTACTTTGTTTTTTTACTTAACTTTCAGTTTAACGGAAGCACTTGAAGATTTAGGATTATGAGACTACAATTATATTTATTACTTTACACAATTAAAAATTCCGCATTGAAACTTATAACTATTTGCTTTTCGTTTTTTTTACCTATATCCGGAATACTTGGACTTTTATTTGCGTTGATATTGTCGGACACAGCAACAGGAATTTGGAAAGCTAAACACCAAAAACAAGAAATAACATCACGTAAACTTTCGGCAATAGTTTCTAAATTACTTTTATACGAATTAACGGTTATAATGTTTTACCTTATAGATTACTATATTTTAAACGACATAATTTTAACTTTCTTTTCCGTTCCTTTAATGCTTACAAAAGTTTTAGCGTTGGTACTTGCTTCAATAGAAGTTATGAGTATAAACGAAAACTATAAAGTTGTTAAAGGAATAGATTTATGGCAAAGCGCAAAGTTATTGTTTGCAAGAGCAAAAGAAGTTAAAGACAACATTAATAAGTTAAAATGAATTTAAGCGCACACGTTACGTTAGCAGAATTTCAAGAATCATCAACTGCAACAACACACGGAATAAATAATAAAATGAACGAGTCGCAAATTGCGTCCGCAAAACTTTTGTGTGAAAACGTGTTTGAACCGTTAAGAATTCACTTAAACACACCAATAAAAATTAGTTCTGCCTATCGTTCAGTACAATTGAATAAAATGATTAAGGGGAGTTTATCAAGCCAACATTGTAAAGGCGAAGCAATGGACTTACAAATCGGTTCTAAAGGGTTTAATTTTATTAAAGACAAATTAGAGTTCGACCAATTAATTTGGGAGTTTGGAA